GATATTGCCATAAAGATATGATCTCTACTGATTCCTTTGTAGCCTTTGCTAATCACACTAAAGCTCATTATAAATGTATGAAAGAAGATGATCTTAAACCTAAAACAAAGTTTGATTGGTAATTAATAACCCCAAAATTTCTTAGCATTATTTAAATAATCTTCATTAGCATCACTATTCCAAAACATATGTGTAAAGTCTGGTTGGATATAATCTTTAAGAACATTAGGATCATTACTTAATTTCATTAAGTTTTGTCTAACTTTAGCTCTTTGAATTATTCTGGGTATTCTTTTCTTAATATTCTCAGGCTTTAGTTCATCACAATTACCTGCATGATAGACTCTAAATTCTTTTTCATTTACATAACAAAGATAAACTGGCACTTCAAATACTGACCAATAAAAATCTACTTGTAATAAATTATAGGGTGATGGTCTATCAGGTAGCTTACCTGCAAACCAAGACCTAGTTCCATCCTTCTTAACAATACCCCTTCTTGGCATTTTACATTTATCTTCAATGATAACTTTATCCCCTTTTAAATCTATGTAACCATGAACAGGAATATTGATACCATCAAACCATTTAAAGGCTTCTATCTCTGGCTTACAAGATTCATAACCTGGTATTGTTTGATGAGCCTTATGACAATTAGCAATCATAGCTGGTACTATACTTTTATAGTAACTTAACTTTTCTTGGTCATCAGGTGTAAGTGCAACTAATTTATCTAGCTTATCTTTTACAGGAACAAACATTATTTACTCTCCTGTAATTTTTCTAATTCAATTTTAAAAGCATTATTAAATTCATCAGATAATATTTCTTGTTCTTGAAAATCATCTATAAAATAACTTAATGGTTTATTTAAAAATTTACTTATTTTAACAAGGTTAATTAAGGGTATTCGGTTCTCCCCCTTCTCATACTTGCCGACCTGTTGAAAGGTAGATTTAAGAACTTGTGCCACTCTAGTTTGAGTTACTACAGTTTCTTTACCAGTAAACTCATTGACTTTAGTTTTTCTAGCTGCTCTTAATTTCTTACCTAAATCAATATAGAATTGATTATCTTCCTCAAAGTTCTTCTTAGCTTTATGTGATAGTTTCATTTTCTTTCTTTCCTTTCCCTTTTATTTTAGCGACAAGTAGCCTATAGTTTTTTACAACTTTTAATATATTAAGAACTAGATTTCTAATTCTTTATATTTTACAACAGCATCAGAGTTTTGATTGGCAACAATTCTTCTTACCAATTGTTTATACTCCAAATAGTCATTATAAGTTTTTACACACATTCTGCTATCAACAGATTTCATAATCTTTTTATGAATGTTATTTAGCTTCTGGTATAATCTTATCGTACTGTTTAGACTCATTGTCATGCTCCTCACCAACTACTTTTATGGTTGCCTTTATGAACTTGTTGTCGGTGATATTTATTTTTGCAAGTTCACCAGGCATTATTTGATAGTGTGCTTTCTTAGTTGCTTCTTCAATTGTTTCACCATCAAAAAATTCTTCAACGTCAGCTGATAATTCTAAACTAGATTGCTTTAAAACTTTAACCATTCAATATTACATTTCTGCTGTAACCAGCATAATCTCTTTTAAGTTCTTGTCGTTCTTCTAGTTTATCAATTAGTACACTAACTGAATTTTTACTCTTGTAACCCATCTCATCAGCCATTTCTAAAAATGTAGGCATATATCCATGTTTTGTACTATATATTTTTATATATTGCAATAGCTTGAGCATTTTGGGTGTCATTGGTCTAAGTCCTCTTTGTTTTGTTTTCATTTATAACTAACCTCCTTAATAACTCTGTGTAGCCATTGATGTCATCAAAGCTATCTTTTTTATAGTCTTTTGATTGCATAATTCTCCAACATTTTAAAAAAATCATAAATAAACCAAAGAACTTTAAAGGTACTTTAACTGGTTTATTATTATGAACTGATAAATATTTCTCCATCATTCCACCCATGACAAAAGCGGTATGGTCAAAATGTCCATAATCTCCTTCTTTTTCATGTAGTAACTTTTCTAAATTATTTATAAACTTTATATTATCTGACATAATTCCCTTCTTTATCTTTGCACCAATAAGCTGCTACTTGTTTTCCTTTGTACCTAACACCTATTGGTAAATGATCCATTGTTGTAACTTTTTCTTTTCTTGTTTGGCAAGTTGTAGAGGAACTATCAAAAGGAACTGTGATCTTTTCAATAGTCCCATCTACAAAAAACATAAACAGAAAGATAAATTTCACTAATTAAAATGGAATTTCCTTACTCTCTGTTTTAGGTTGTTTAGGTCTAGGCTCATTCTTATAACCAGATAAAATATTACCTGATTCGTTGATCCAACCTATTAAACCTTTTGCTCCACCAGCTTCAGGATAATTCATATCTCCAGTAAATTTATCATCACCTTTGAATAGAACTCCTACTTGAGCAAACACCTTAACAAACTTAGTGTTACCATCTTTACTGCTACCTTTAACACCTAAGATAGTTCCTTTATTACCGCTATCTAAATTTACATTTCCTGAGAAATCAATTTTGATGGCTTTTTCGTTGTTGGCATCATAGGGAAATAAAACCCAATCCTTTTGCTTACCACTACCATTGTCTGACATTTTGTCCTCCATTTTTTTTTATTGATTGTTGTTGTGATTCAAAATCTTTTTTAATTGAATCATTTTGCTTTTCCCAATCTGAATACAAAGCGGTCAACTTGGTTTCTGTTGTTTGCTTTTTAATTGTATCTTTAATTGAAACTTGTTGAGTAGATCCCTTTTGATTGTTTAAGGCATTTACTAATTCTTCTGCACTAGCATACTCTGAACCTGATAATCCAAATGCTGCAATACATCTTCCAAGAGCTGAACTTGAACAGTTCTCCATAGCACTTGTCTTATTTATAAAGTTAGCATTTCTATGTTCTTCTGCATGACCCACAGCATAAATAGTATCAGAAATATATAGTTCGGTCTTAACCACAACTCTTTCAGCATCATGGAATAATATTTCTTCATTAAATCTAGCTTCTGGAAAGTATTGTAAAAGATGTCTGTGTCTTTCATTAACTGTAGAATATTTCTTACCTTTAATATCAACAGTTGGAATTTTATTGGCACTTGTTAAACATTCCTTTCTTCTTTCCTTAAAGCCGCCTTTACTTTTTTCTTCTGTCGCTTCTGTTTTCTTGGTTGTCATTGTTTCCTTTCATTTGTTATTAATTTTAGACTCCACACATTCCTTCACATTCATTGTTAAACATATCTAATTGTTTATCGTTTTCTTTTTTATCAAATTCAATTTCATCTAATGGTTTGCAACTTCTGTGAAGATATAATTTATCTCTAATTTTTCTTGAACCAGTTCTAACTTTTTTATCAAAATCAACCGCTTCTGCAAATTCAATTGGTCTTTCAGTTTTCATAAAGTGCCAATAAGAATCGTTGTGAAATGGACATATGATACAAGCAGATTTTTCTGGTAATGGTATTTTATTTTTATTTAAATAATTTATACAATCTTGCCTAGACATTTTTAATTCTATTAATGGGTGTCTATTTAAAATATATTTATCTCTTGATGGTTTCATTCTTCCAATCTCATCTGTAGAAATACCGATCCATTGTTCTACATATTTATCTTTAGGAAAATGTTTACCAAATCCAATATTACAAAGTTCTCTAATCTTTTTTTTAATCGGAATTATTTTGTAATCTGCGGTGCATTGCCTACGAAGCATACCTTTTTTACCAGTAATTTCTGCTTGTGTAAAGAATGGAGCAGTTGGAAATCTTGTTCCATTATCAATAGAGCCAATCATATCATCTATAATGTTTCCTTTTGAAACTTTATAAATTGGATAAGGTAAAATTTTCTTTAAAAAATCTAAATAAGTATAAACAGCTTTAGGCTCATTGCCTGTGTCTGCAAAGATTGCACAATCTGGTTTAGGTAATTCTCCATTAGCAGCCATTAAAGCCATTGTAGAACTTTGAACACCAGCTCCTAAACTAATTACTACTAATGTTTTTTCTCTATTTTCATCAATCATTTATTTTTAGTTTTTAGTTTTTGGTTTTCTTTAACTTGGTCAACATCTTTCTGAGCCTTTAATTCTAAATAGCTTTTATTCTTAGCAATCATATTTTCTTTAAGCTCTAATAAATCTATTTTCTTTTTAAGCTGCGATATTTCTTCATCTCTTAAATGGAGTTGCTCAATGTTTTTCTTTTCATTATGCTCATAAGCTCTAATTTTAGTTTGCATCTTTGCAAGTTCCATCATTACTTGATCTGTCATTTTTTCCCTTTCATTACTTCTTCAAATGTTAATTTATGAACAATTAAATCTTGTACTGCTTGACCAACTATAGCTCCTATGTCCATGTTAAGATTACCAAATAAAGATTTTCTTTGTTCTGCTGTTAGAACTACATAATCATTAAACCACATATCTAAACTTTTATTTAGTTGGCTTGGTGATAAATGATCTGCTGTAAATGTTCCGCCTTCTTCTTTTTTTGTCCACTCTTTCCCAATTGTTTTCATAGATTCCTTTTATTAATTAATACAAAAATAGTCAATAAATTATACAAATTATATTCAATTT